GTGTTTTTGTTTTCGGCCACTGGCGCAATATAGCTGCTGGCAACGGTAGCCGCACTGTTGACTTGTACCAAGAGCCATCTGACCGGAAGATGGTGGTAGCGATAGCTGGCAGGTCGGCGGCGGGGGTATGGGGGGGGTCGCGCTGTCAAAAGGACTACGCGATCTCTGCCCGCTTCGCCACGTTTGCCACTGTCAACCGCCGCCACGAGCAGCCCGCAGCCCGCCCGCTCGCTCTCGCCGCCTTGTACACCCTGACAACTTGTCAACGGTTACTGTCAAATAGAACGCGCACGGGGCACCGCGACACCGACAGCCCCACGGTGTGCAATCCCAAACCGCCCCGATGTGTAAAGCGCCCACGTTTCAGCGCCTTTGCCAAGCCTTCTATATGTGCGCTTTGCCAAGTCAAACGCTGGCAAGCGGCGAAAGGCCGACAGCAGATTTGTGATGCTTCCCCTCGCAATCTCGCCAACCCCTTGATCTAAGTCGTTGTCTCACAGCGACTTAAAAATACTTTTGACAATCTTTCAAAGAGCCCTTGACGGTGCTTGTCAACCCTTTAGACTTGTCCTCAGTTGTTGCGGTTGCCAAGAACGTCACGCTGTGAAGCGTTGCGGAACGGCGACGAAGTGCCAGAGGATGAAACGGCTCCCGCTGTGAAGCGCCCCCGATGCCTCAGACCGCAACACCGCCCGTGCCAAGTGTGGCCGCTTGGTGAAATCGTTCGACACGATGACGGCAACGGCTCTTTGACAATTGCAAAGCACCACCAGACTTCCGAAAACTCGGAACTATCCCCTGCGGAGTCTGGTGCCGTCACTCTCTGACACAGAGTGAACGAGTCCGAAAGGCAGCACTCCCGCTGCCCTCTCGCCGTTGTGCGGCGACTGATGATGGACTGTCAGACCCCTACCCTAGACCGGAGCGTTCCAGATGTCCGCAGATATGTCAGGTACGAAAGCTTTCTGCATTATCGCACTGTACGCCGTCTGTGCCTTATCCGCGTTCCACTTCGTCGTTCGCTAGTCGTTCACCTACCCTCTTGCTGAGATACCGCCATGTCAAAGCCGTTGCCGCTCTCCAAGTACACCGATACCAAGACGTTCTACGTTGGTCGCCGTCTCAAGTCGAACCCCTACGAAAGCGGGTTAGTCGGTGTGCCTCATGCCGTTCATGGCTGCAAGAAGACCACTGGAGCCGATGCCGTTGCCGCTGGCTGGAAGGGCAATCCTGCCGATGCCGAACCGTGGGACTTCGGGACCGATGGGCGTTTTCCTATGGGCACATGGGGCATCGTGACGGCCATGATCGACGATTATCACGTTGACGCGCTGTTCCTCTGGAAATCACCCCGTGGCATTGCCACCGTCACATTCACGGGGCTGCACTGCTCCAACTTCGTGACTTCCCGTGGTGGGCCGCCGCTGGCTGGCGAGAGCGAATCGCTGGCTGGCGTTCACACCGCCCCGAAGGTCGCCGCTCCCGTTGCTGCCCCTGTCGTTGCCACCGATGCCGATGCCGCACTCGACGCGATTCGCAAGCTGATCGGCGGCGGTGCCGCCCCGATGGACGAAGAAGCCTTGAAGCGAGCCGTGAAGGACCAGTTGGACCCGTTCCGCGAAGCGATGCAGCCCGTCATGGACATTCTCGCCAGTCTCAAGTCGGAGCCGATTGCCAAGGCGCGCATCATCACCGCTGTCGCTGCGTCGAAGAACCCCGTCGTTGCCTACTTAGCGCAGTACTACACCGTGGGACACGAAGCGATCAACGACATCTGCTTAGCCGCACCGCCAAGCATCGGCAAGACGTACGCTTTCCGAGAGCTTGGCAAGGCGTACGATGTGTACTTGGAACACGGCTGCACCGCCGACAGCGAAGAGATCAACACGCTGTTGGGCAGCACCGCACCGGACGGGAAGGGCGGCTTCGTGGTGTTTGACGGGGTGCTGGCTCAAGCGGTGCGAACCGCCAGCACGGGCAAAAATGTCCTGCTCTTGCTCGACGAAGTGTTCCGGTTGTCAGAGCAAGGCCAAGTCTGGCTGCTGACGTTCTTGACCGGAGTCAAGACGCCAGACGGCAAGAAGTACCGTCTCCGTACTCGCCGTGTCATGGCCGATGGGACGCTGGAAGTGATCGAGTGCAGCGCGGCGCACTTGCACATCGGAGCCGCTGTCAACCTTGGCGCTCGCTCTCCCAACGACGCCTTCTGGTCCCGCTGGCACCACCACCGCTTAGCGTTCGACACCGCGACGGTGAAGACCACCGCGATGGCGTTCGCGGCCAGCTTCGGCATGACCGCCGCCGATGACTTGTCAGAGAAGTTCACCGCCGCCGTGGTCGCTTCCCGTGCCGGTGTCGCCGATGGGTCGCTGAAATACCCGCTCGACTTCCGCTCGCTGGAGAACGCGCTCAAGATGGCTGAGCGGACTGGCTTGCGACTGAACGCCGATGTGGTCTGCACGTTGCTGGCTGAAAATGTCGAGTCACACTGCGCTCACTGGGGCATCGACAGCGGTGAAACGGACCCTGCCTCTGCCACTTCGGTGGCGCTTGTCAAACTCGCTCTCGGAGTGCGCTAACATGACGATCACCTATCTCTCGACTGGCGACAAGCTCGCCGCCCGTGCCCTTCGCTCTGCTCGCCGCTCGACGGGGCACCTTGGACAGCTTGCCAAGATGACCGGAGCCGCTGTCAAAAGCGAAGTGAGCGCCAGCAACACCGGAGACTGGCGCTTCGACGGCACCCATGTGGTGCGCCTTGGCAACCGCTTCCACACCAACATTGAAAAGCCAGCGGGTTGGAGCCGTCGCGGTTCGGCACTGCACCGCAACGACCGACACGCCGTCGCCTTCGCCGCACAGATTCTCCGACACGAGAAGTGGCATGGGCTGGTGACGGTGCGCGATGTGCGAGCGTTGGCCGCTGCGTGTCACTGTGACGCTGTGCCCTTCGCGGTGTTCAACATCTTGGAAGACATTCGCATTGAGTGGAAAGCGAAGAGCGTCGAAGGGGCATGGTTCGAGTGGGTGCGCTGGGTGGCGATCAATCCTGCCGCCAACGCCATTCACGCCATCCTGAATATGAAAATGGCAGAGACGAGCGGTTGGGGTTCACGGTGGACCACTTCCGACGAGAACGAGCGGGACTTGGAATTGTTCTTCACTCGCTCTCGCAACGCTGTCGATTCATGGGAAGTTGTCAAGCTGGCAAAAGAGTTCGTCGAGCGGTTCGGCACCGATGCTCCGCCGCCCGACACGGTGGCGAAAGGCCAACTGCACGATGACATCGGTGATGACAACGACGGCAGCGCAGGTGGGACGGCCACTCGGAGCGGTGCGATTCCCGATGCGCCGTCAGCCGAAGCCGATGCTCACATCGAAGTCGATGACAACGGCGAAATCGTGATGCCGAAGGGCACACCGAAGACCAACACCGCGCAGGTTCACTGGACCGAATTCACCGGAGCGCTCTGACATGGTTGATAAGACACAAGCCGACAGCATCGCACGAAAGCTGCGCGAGACGATGGTCGCCGCCAGCAACGACAACGAACGCCGCTTCGTCTCGACTGGCTTTCGACTGCACGTTGGCAACGCCGCCAGCGGCGACGACCGACCGTTCACCAAGGCCGTCGAAGTGGGCGGCGCGCCAAACATGGTGCTAGTGGTTGATATGTCCGGCTCGATGGGCGGCGACTTCGTGAAACACGCACAAGTATTCATCGCCGCCTTTCTCCGCTTGCTTCGGAGCGGTGATGTCACGGGCTCGGTGTGGCTGACGGGCGGCAACAAACACGCACACATTCCCGCCAACACCACCGACGCCGCGCTCGGATACTTGGCCGCGATGAAAGAGTGCGAGTCAGTCGCCGACACGCTCGACGCACTCAAGCCGTACCTGCTCGACGCCGATGTCACGGTGGTCTACACCGACGCCGACTTGACAGACCGCGCCGTCGATGCGGCGGCATGGCGAGCGAAGGGTGTCGATCTGATCGGTGCGGTGGTTGGCGGTCCCTACCGCGCCCAAGCCATGAAGCGCCACTTCGGACGCTCGGTGGTTGGCTCCTCTGGCCTCGACTTGGCAACCAAGCTGGTGGCCTATCTCGCAACGCGCACGGCAACACGGTAACACACAACGGGGGCGGCACACCGTCGCCCCCACCACCGACACCGGAGAACACACCATGCCCAAGACACGCCGCCCCGCTCGCTGGGAACTGCACACCATCCCCGCCGACATCGTTCACCGTCTGCCGTATGAACTTGAAGAGTTTGTCCTTGAGACGCTGCGCCATCGGGCTATGATGGCAAAGCAGACCACCGAGGCTGGCCGTGCAGAAGCCGCCAAGTATCTCACCGCTCTGCTTGTTCTAAACCCTTTGGAGGGACGCTTCGGCCCACCCTTGATCTTGACCCGACGTTCATCAAGTGAGGAACTGCCATGACTGTTTACTGGGTGTATCTTCGCGTAGCAAACGATCCATACGGCTCTTGCTCCTTCTATGTGCGAGCAGGGTCCAAGCAATCGGCTATTAACAAGGCGCGCATTAGTGCCCAAAAAGCTGGGTACACACATGAGAAGTGTGGACCGCACACGTTCACTGCCAAGCGTGAAACGCCCTTCGCTCTGAGGTCTGCCCGATGAACCGCCCCTCGTTCCTCGACCGTCACCCTGCGCTCGTCGTTGCCTTTCTGTTCGCCCTCTGGCTCGGCCTCGGTATCGCGGAGGGCATGGGCTACTGACTGGCAACACGGGAGCGGTAGCTCTTGTCAACCGTGACAAGCTGGCAAGTCACGGTATATTGTGGACATCGGTTCTGGCGGGGACTGATGCTCACAACAGAAAGGGACATCTCCGGAAACGGAGGTGTCCCTTTTTGTGCGTTATGGCTTTGCTGTTTGATACGGATGCCGCCACGGGGGAGGTGAGGCAGAGCCACTGTCCCACCGCTCCTTCCGATCCTTCGCGCCCTTCCCTTTGTGCATATCGCGGAAGCAGTCGCCAAGCGAGGTCCATGCAATCGTCTTCCCGCTCGGCGTCATCGGTGAGACATCGCGGATGGAGGCAGTGACGATGATCCGATTCCCCCGCAGCCCTTTGACAACGAACCGCAGAGTGCTGTCATCCCAACGGCACGAGACGGTGGAGTTGTCGGAGAGGCGAACACGGTAGCGGTCGTTGTGGGTCAGGTACAGTCTCATGGCTGCACCTTCGGCAGCGCGTTGTACGCTTCCGTTAGCTCGGCAAAGTCTTTCAGCGCTTCTGGCGTAGGCACCCCGTTGCGTGGGCAGTACTTCTTGACCCATCGACCGGAGACGAACACAAACGTCCGCAGCGTGTCTCGCTCGGCGCGGAGTGCGTGAATCTCTTTCAGCAGAGACTCAACGGCATCATCAATCTCTGTATCTGCTGCGGTAACTTCAGCGTATATAACGTCCAGTGCATCACTTTCTTTTGTCATGGCTTCACTCCGATTAAGGCAGCGGCTTGGGTGAATCGTACTTCGATGTCTTTGATATTCGCGTCGAGCTTCTTCTGTGGCACGGGCACCCCGAACATCTCGCCCTTGGTCAGCGCCTCTTCAACCGCTCGGCACCGCACCGCAATCGTCTCCGCGTGTTGCGCGAGGGTGCGGACGTACTTGCGGAGTTGCGCGGGAGTCATCGGAGTTTCTGCATGATCTTGTGCACCACCTCTTCGATGGCAAACACCGCATGAACTAACCCGATCATCGCTAGGCACCCCAGCGGCCAGAGGTACGGGGTAGGGATCGTCATGCCTCTTCCTCTTCTTCTGCGCCGAACTCAGGCAGCGGGTCAAGCTGCTCCCCCGTGTCTCGGTCTTCTTGCCACTGTGCTTTGGCATGACGTTTGACAGCGGAATCATACGCTCGTTCGTAGTCCAGCCCGTCGTCCTCGGTGCGAATGTCCCAGTCATCGAATGTCATCGCTCCTCCAGTATCCAAATGTGAATCGTTGCCCCAGCGGTGTGCTTGTCCGGTTTGACAAACTGCCACTGTTCTTCTCTGACCTGACTGTCGTCGAGCCACACCCCACCGCCTTCGGTGATCCCGTCCTTTAGGTTCTTGCTCCAGTTGAAATCGCGGCGGCGTCGGTCAGGCTCACGCACGATCACGCGCAGCCCGACATCACACCCAACGACAGGCCACTGCTGCGCCGTCGCTGCCTCCACCGACATCTGTGCGATCAACACCTTGCTTGCGCGGTATGGCTTTGACAAAATAAATCGCGTCACGTACTTCCGGTTATCACTGCACAAAGCAAGCCACGGGACATCAAACGTCAGCATTAGTTTCGCTCCTTCCACCGCGGCAGCATCGTGCCGTGTATCTCTTCTTCTTCGCGGATACTTGGCACTCGTTGCGTCAGACGTAGCGTTCTAAAATCCCACTGCACGGGGATGTCACACATCCCACCGATCCGGTTCTTATCCACAATCAACCATGTATCTGCCAACTGTCCACTGCGCGTGAAGCGCGAATGATCGAAGAGCAGCACTTGGTGTGAGTCGTTCTCAATGGCACTGCCACCCATCAAGCCTTGACTGATCGGTCGTTCGCTTCGTGCCGCGCTAGTCTGTCGATTGAACTGCGACAGGGCGACCATGCGAATGTTGAATCGCTGCGTGAGTTCGCGTAGCTCATGCGACACCGCTTCAATGCGGTCGTGGATGTGACTGGCGTGTGCGACCGATGCCAGTTGCAAGTAGTCCATGATGAAGTAGCTGGAGCCGTGCGTCTCCGCGTGATACTTGATACACGCGGACACATCTGCCATGCGTGACAACGGGCGACGATTGACAAGCACATGACCCCCGGTGCGCTCCCGGATGTGATCCAGTGCGTGTGCTGCTTTTTGATAGGCGTGTTTGTCAAACGACGGACCCTGCTCCAGCAACGACACACTCTCATTGCCGACCACCGACAGCAGTCGCGTTGCCAACTCGCTGCGCCCCATCTCCAACGAGATGAACGTGACCGTCTCACCGTACTCGATGGCCTTGGCAGCTAAGTTGATACCTACCAACGACTTACCAGTCCCCGTGTTGGCCCCGATGGTGACCATCCACCCCCGTGCAAGGCCGACCCCGCCGCCACCAGACCCACACACTTTGTTCCACTTGTCCAGTGGCGTCGGCACGGCATCCACCGGCGCAAGTTTCTCATCCAACATCTGCGTTAACACATCACCACTAATGCTGTCGAACATCACAGCAGGTGGCTCTGCCCCAATCGGTGTGGTCGTGCCGATGATCGACTGCCACACCGTGTCCCAGTCATCGCCGTGCGCTTGCACCGACTGGTGTAGATCGCACAAGTCTTTGACAATGTGATCGTGGTACTTCACATCACGCAGGATGCGAGCCTTGGGTAATGACGCAGAGATCGCGGCCACCATCGTTGCGCCTCCCTCGTCAGGCTCCTGCCACACAATCACTTCACGCCCTGACACCAGCGAAGCGTAGTCAGCCTTCCACTGTGATGCCCCTGACAAGCCGATGACGGTGACGCCCCGCTGCCACCCTGCATGACAGTCTGATTCGCCTTCCACGATGACGACAGGCCCACTGGTGGATGCCGCCAACACATCCAGTCCGTACAGCGGGACGCCTTCACCGTCCTTATCCCAGAACGTCCCCTTCCGAGTGCGACACTTCGTGCGGATCGTGGTGCCATCAGCGCGACGGTATGGGATCGCAACGAGCGACTGCCCGTACTTGCCGATGCGCTCCTCGACGCCAGCCTTTGCCAAGCCAGCCAGTGCCAAGCCTTTGCGCTCGGCATATTCATGCAGCGTCAGCCCCGTGCTACTGGACTGCTCTTCTGGTAGTGTCACACCAAGGATGTCGGCCAGCGTCGCAAACGGTTCCGTAAACCCACACGCCGCACAGCCCCACGCATGATCGCCGATCCATGCGCTCGCCTTGCCATCGTCATGCCGTGGGCACCGGAACGAGAGCGTCTTGCCAGACCGCTTCGCCCCGTGCCCACGCATCAGTGACGCCACAAGAACGCCCCGTGCGTCGAGGGTGTTCACTCCGCACTCCAAATCACCGACTGTCTTTTGATAGGCGGGATGCCGTCGATGTGAGTGAAGCTGAGTTCCTCGACCAGCACACGGTCCTGCGGCAGCAGCATCAGTGCCCCGTCCCGCTCCCGCTCCACGATCCATAAATGCTTGTGCTGAGATGGCTCAAGCGAGAAACCGTCGTTCGTATGGTCGAGGCAGAACCACATCGTGCCCTTGTCCAGCACCTCTTTGTGATTCTCGCTCAGGATGCCACAGGAAAGCCCTGACAAATACGCTGGCTCCCATGCCTCGGCGCTCCAGCCGTAGCAATCCCATGACACGATCTCCTTCAGGTCCAGCGGCTCCCACGCATCGAACGAGCCACGCAGCGCATGAAGCGGGAGATCAACGACGATGGCTCCGTTCTCCAACAGTAGGTGGCAACCGATAGAGCGGCCAGCGGTGACGCTCACCCCAATCCACACGGCAGGGACCAGTGCAGTCCGCAGCGGATCGCGCAGGACGAAGCTGGGGATGACGTAGACGTAGCGGTGGGTAGGCAAGCTGACATTGTGGCTCATCGGTTCCTCAGAAGAAGAGATAGCGGGCGAAGCGGGAACGACTCGGCGGCGCTAAAATCAAGGAAGGCGTTCTCTCGCACGGCCACTCCCCCTTCGCATGTATTTTGTGTCGCGGTCTTGCGTTGTTCCCACGACCCCGCATCGGTGATGTGCCAGAGGTAGCACACGTCATCGGGGAGCAAGAGCGCCGCGACATAGAAGGGCACCGAAAGCAATCGGCTCACGGCAAGGCCATCAGTCAGCTTTTGTGCGGTGATCAGGTAGGTGTCACCCCATGCGCGCATCTGCTTTCGCGAATGCGTCCGCACCTTATGTTCGCTGCACCCCACGCACACCCCTTTCCGTTCCCAAATGGCATCAACGGGGGTCCGGTCTGACCCCGTAGCGAGCAGCGTAGCGGCAAAGCGTCTGCCCACCGCAGCGCGAAGCATCCGCTCTGCGTTGTTGAACGGCTTCGCGGCTTCGCTATGGACGGCAAGTGCGCTCATACTGCCGCCATTTTGTCAAACTCCTCGACATCTTGCCCAGACCGTGCCCATTCGTCGCGAGTCCGACCGCCCACGGTCTGCTCACAAAACGCCTTCCACGAATCGTCTGCGAAGAACCGATGGATCGTCTTGATATACTTCTGCTCCGTGCCGTTCTTTGTCACATACGCAGCGTAGCTATGTGCCGCCTTCGCGATGTCGTCGCACGATACACCCGCCGTGCGGAGATCGCGATAGGCGACGACAAACAACGGATACGGGCTGGGTACGTCACGCTTCGGGAAGGTACTCCAGCAGTACGACATACACTGCGTGTCATCACCCGTTAAAACATATCGTTCCTTAACTCGTTTGGGTGACTGCACTGACTGGGGTGGGGTGACAGCCGTGACGGGGGTGGGTGACTCAGTAGACACCCCAGACACCCCGTCCAACATCACATCGTACAGGTTCGTGCGTCCCATCCGTTCCGTCTTGCGTATGTATCCTGCCTCAATCAGTGCAGACAACGACCGCTGCACGGTACGCTCGGACAGGTTGCTCTCTTTTGCCAGCGTTGCTACCGATGCCCAGACGTTCCCGCCCAAGCGGTTGGTGTGCGTCCCAATGGCACACAGGACGCGAACATGGACATCAGTCAGGCGAGGATCAGCAACGGCGGCGGCGGGGATGATGCTCAGGTTTGGCATGGCTCTCTCTTATTTTTTGGCGTGTCGGCTGTGGCTTCCGGTATTCCCACCGCGCATCCGTCGTGGGTGACCTGCTCTCCAGAGCATCCGGTGGATGGCTTGGTGCGAGACGCCCATCACCGAAGCGACGGCTCGCATCGTCATGCCAGAGTCATACAGATCAATCACCTTCTCGCGCTTGGCAATGTTCGGCTTGTTCCCGCAGTGTCGATCCTCTTCATCACGCATCGTCCCCTCCCGTCAGTCGCTGTTGGCAAAACGCAGATACGTCGCAGTATCGCTCGCATCGCTTGAACTCTCCCTTCCGCTCGACAATGCTCTGCCCCTCGGTCGGGACACCAAGCCCCTCGCGGGTGTCAGACAAACGCACCGCTCGCTTGTTGCCGTCTTTCATCAAGGCAAACTTGGTCGGGCTGGCCCACCGCTCTTCGTCAGAGCAGGGGATATGAACGCCATTCGCCGCCGCTTGGTGCAGCGATACACGGTCAGCCACATAGTCTTCCGTGTCTTGAATGTCCCAGACAGGGATGCGGAGCGACAGGATCGGAGACTGCGGGTAGTCGCTACTCCGCATCGCCTCCGACTTTCGCCAGTCACGGAAGATGGCGATGACCTCTAGGCGGTCCACCGTATGACCGTTTTTGACAGCAAGCCAGCGCAACACGTTCAGTTGGCGCGTCCAACTGTCAGACCCCCTCGCCTTGTAGACCGTCGTGACCTTGTAGTCAGAAATCAGCTTCGCCTCTAGGTCCATCGAGTCGTACTGTCCGCTCACTTGCCAGCCCAGCATGGTGGCGTATAGGCGCTCCTCCACCACCATTCCTTCACGGCGCAGCCCAGCCCTCTCTAGCAAACTGTGAATAGCCTGACCGAACAGGGACCACACTCTGTCGCTGACATCTACCGTAATCTGGTCTTTGTGTTGACGGGTCAACTGCATGATCTGTGGTGCGTCTATCAACTTGGTGACCGATACATCACCTCCCCCGACGTAGGGATCGTTGGCAACCGCATCAACGATGGACTGCGGTAACCCGTGCTTGTTCGTGATCGTTGTCATCAGCTGACGATCTGGATTTTGGGAGACGGGACAGAGCCAGACTGCCCGTCCATGACATCGCGGGTGATGGACTGGAGGAGGTCGATGATCTCCTTTGCCACGGGTTCCATCTCAGGGTCAGACAACATGGTGGCAAACCCCTGCGCGATTTCCTGATCGTTTTGCATGACCGCCACGGCGAGGCCAGTCAGCCCCGTCAACACGGCAAACATTTCGGGACTCAAGTTGATCGTGATGTGCTTGTCCATTACTTGTTCGCCTGAATAAAGATGGTCGCCGCTGCCGCCTGAATACTGGTGGCGTCGAACGGAATCTCGGCAGCTTCCAGCTTCATGCCCAGCGACATCATGGCCGCATCCACGCACTCGGCGTACAGGACACCTAACTCGGCCACCGACCGCTGGACACGGGCAACAGGGGCAGGACGGGCCGCGACCGGAGCAGCCGCTTCGCCAGCCACCGCACGGTCGAGGTTCGTGAACTTCGTCCCGTTCTTAATCACGCGGGAGAAGCGGATCGTCTCGCCAATGCAGGTCGTCGTGTCCAGCCCAAGGCGCTCCAGCCCACGCAGGGTGGACTGTTCGCTGACGTACAGGCGGGAGTCATCCACGCCGATGAAGAGCCACTGAGGGCCAAACTTGCCCAGCGATGCTTCGGTGCTGGCGATGGTGATGGTGACAGGTGCGCCTTCTTCCAGTTTCATGATCGGCATAGCGGGTCCGGTTGGTGTTGTCTATCGGTTGACTACTTGGTGAGAAGCAATGATACCTATGGTTGACTGCACCCGCAAGAGGGAGGCAAAAGAAAATCCCCCGCAGGTTATGGCAGGGGATTCACAACTCGTTAGACGGTTTGCAGTCGTCGTGCGCGGTCGTGGTCAATCGTTCTATTGATGTAGTCTACGCCACTTGCCGCTGCATAGTCGGCCAGCGACCGCACCGTCCCAAGGCCGTAGGCCCCGCAGGATGACGGCACCTCGCACAGACTCCGCTGCCGAAGGTAGGACCGCGCATCTCTCTCCCACCACTTAACCTCTCTCTTGGCGTCTGGACCCTTATCCCAATGGAGGGGGCGTGTCCCGCCAGCATTATAGAGGTGTCCAATGGGCATCCCGATTGGGTGCCAAATGTCCCACCCGTGGGTAAAGAGCCGCAACGCCAAGCTCTGTTCTTCCCCATAAAAGTAGATCGAGGGGTCGTTCAGGAAACATTCCGCGAACCGACCCGGCGCAATAATCACCGCCGCTGAGACATGATACCCACGCAGAGCGGGGGTGTTGTCTATCAAACGGCCCTCGTATATCAGCACCATCCCCTTCTCATCGGAGAAGGTCGCTTCAAGGCGCGGGGCATGGTGAACGGTGGACTTGTCTGACCACGATTCAATCTCTGGCACCCCGTCTTTCATGGCAAAGCCGGGAGGGTAGCTTGACAGGACACTGTTCCCGTTGAGGGCCAGCTTCTCAAACAGGGAAGACTCTGCCCATTCGTCCCACCCTTTCTTGAACGCCATGTGCGCGTCAAACTGGACGTATATCTCTTCGCCTTCCCAGAGAGACTGCGCCACGTTCCTCGCCCAGCATACCCCGCGAGCGAAGGAGGCATCCACCGCACAGTAGGTGACCGACTTGGCAACGTCACCTTGGAGGGTAGGCCATCGGTACTGCTGTTCGCACTGGTCAACGATGCCGAACCGAATCCGCTCTGGGTACGTTGCCATCTCAATGGCATGGAGTACCGTCTGGACAAGCACCGGATCGCGGTACGAGGCGATAGCAACAAAAATGCGCGGTCTTTTCAGTCCCATACAACCCTCAAAGAGAGAGTTGCATTGTACCATTGTGGTTGACTGTTGTCAAGAATACCGCTTCACATCGCTGCGACGGTACTCCAGACCGCGATCAGCCCACCCTTCGTCCGCAGTTCCACGGCCCTAGCAGACGGGCTTCTGCGGGATGCACCCCATTGGATGTGTGGACGGTCAGAGAACTTCTCATCGCTAATCGACCAGTCCCCGTTCCAGTCGCCACCCCAGACCAAGCCATGCCGTCTGGCGCTGGTGCCTAGCACGTTCCAGAAGTGTGGGCCGGCGTTCCACTTGTTTCGCACACAGATGATGTCCACGGCCAAGCCATAGCCATGCCATGTGTCGTCTGCCGACTGACTGTAGGTGACGATGCCACGGCCATCATCGTGGGTGCGGCCAAAGCCGTACAGGAACGCTTGCCGTTCGTTGGTCCGCATCGTCTCAAAAACCTGCGGGGTGTAGCCCCACGCCTTCATGTCGGCAACCACCCGCTCCACCGCTTCACGGAAGAACGGGGCAAGGAGTGTCATGTCCGACTGCACAGGGACTTCAGCGGGTGGAAGGGGCAGCGTACTCACTTCTCGATCCTCCCTTCCATCTTGCTGACCCGATCACTGATGTCACGGGTCAGGTTGTAGATGTCTCGGATGTCATCCCGCATTCCCTTTACGTCACGTTCCACGACTTTGACCGTCACCCGCATCATGCCCCACGACACGGCGATGCCAATGAAGCCAGACACCAGCGGCACCGCCATGCTCCATGCGGGGTTGGTCTGAGCAAAGGCCGTCCCAGCGGCAGAGGCAGCGCCGATCATGAGGGAGGTACTGGTTTCAGCGGTCATGGCTGCTCTACGGTTGGCGTGATTTGCGAAACTCTTCGACAAGGCGCTGACGCTTCTCCATCGCCTTTTTGATAAGATTGCGTCGGACCACCATGTCTCTGGCGGCTCGCAGATCGCCCTGCAACTCCGTGTTTACTTCGCGAATCTGCTGTTGCAGCTTGTAGTTTTCGGTTCTGGCTTGCTGACCACGCTTGACAGCGACAGGGCGACCACCAACCAGTCCCATCCCGCTCATTTTCGCGGCCTCTGCGTTCCCGTAATATAGGTCTTTGGCGATGTTTGGCAGGTGGTACGCCAGCGACGACGGGAGCAACAGGCTTGCCGCCAGTCCGGGACTGAATCGGCCAGCCTCGGTCGTGCCAACCGTGAACTTCTTGAGCTTGTCCATCGCATCGTCCGACTTCTTGATGAACGGCTTGCCAGAGAACGGATCGACGTTGTATCCCAAACGCGCCACAATGTCCATCAACGGCCCGCTGGGCTGGAAAAGTGCTGGCACGTTGTCGTTGATGGCTGAGATCGTGGTGCCCGGAGCCGTAGAGCCAGTCAATGCCGTGAACGGCGTGAATCTCGCCATGTCAAACATCAGCCGCTTGCCCGCTTCGTTGGACTTCAGGCCCAGCGCCTCGGCCTGAATAAGTCCGGGCTTTAAGTACCCAAGCTTGCCAAACCGTTTGTTTGGCGGCAAGTCTTCTTCTCGTACCGCTCCAGTCTGACGACGCGAGGCTTGGTCAACCGCCGCCCACGACGCTGATGCCAACGCCCAGCGCCACGGGTGTTCGGCAATCAAGTCCAGCGCCGCAGGCAGGTATTTGGCAGGGTACATCACGAACGGGCTGATATGCTTGAGCTTTTGCAGGATCGGAGAGCGCGTGTCGTAGCCGGGAAAGACGCGCATGATTTCTTTCAAAGCGTCTTCGTTAGTCATGCCCTGCTTTGTCAGCTTGTCAAACAGTGCCACGCGGAACATGGTGTCGCCTAACGAGTAGGCCGTCTCGATTTTACCGCCCACCTTTCGGGCCTTCTCCTCCATCCAGCTCATCCCCTTCAGCCCCTGTGCTTCCAACGCCTCCCGTGTTTCGGGGCGGGTTGTCTTCATCATGCTGCGAAGCACCGTCTCATCCCGTGCCAACCCCTTGATTGGCTCTTCGCCATAGGTAGGCAAAGCGCGTTCGATGACCCCCGCTTCGGTCAGGAAGCGCGTGGTGGGGCCGTACTCTTGGATGTCCTTCAGCGCACGGGGGATGGCAATGACCTGTTCTTGGATGGGCAGACCGCCCAGAATCCCCATGAACACGTTCGATGCCATGTTGGTCAAGTGCGTAGCGGGCACGTTGAACACGGTGTGCGCCGACTTCCAGATGTGCATTAGCCGGTTGTACATCCGGTTGGTGGACTGGAAGTCAGGCAAGTCGTTCAAGTACGCGGCGGCATCCTTCCGCACCACCGCCCCACGCAACACGCCAAGCTGCGGCGTGTCAGGCAGCGTGACGTACTCCTGCCCCTGCCGCTTGAACTGCTCGCTCAGTCCCTTAGCGCGAGCCTTGGCAGCGTCAGCCGCACGAAGCGCATCCTTGCCAGCCGTAGGCGAGCCGCGATACGCCTTGGTCGGCGTCCGTGCCACTTTTGATAGGTCAGCCGCGATAGCCGCCTCCCGCACCGCACTGACATACTCGGGGTGAATGACGCCGGGGATTTCTGCCAGCGCCTCAAACAAGTGCGCCGTCGCGATGTCCTTGCTGCCCCGCCCGAAGTAGTCTGCGATGCGATAGGACGCTTCCCGAATCTCACCCAGCGCATCCCTCTCCTCGCGAGTCAGCAAATCGTTTCTGATCTTCTCGCCGCCAATACGGAACGTCTTGCCCTTGTGCTGCACCACTACGTCGTTGACATCCTTGGCATCGTACTTGGCGTAGCGGCGAGGGAGATAGGCCGTGCCACGCTTGGCATAGGTGTCGGCTGACATGAGTCGAGCTTCCACCTTCTTCAAGCCCAGCGAGTTGTCAGCCACCTTCTGCGCCAGCGCCACGGCGATCTTCATGTCTTCAGGCGACAGCATATCGGCTTCAACCGCTTCTTTCTCCACCAAATCCGACACCGTGCGGTCAAACACACCACCCCGTTTCTTGGCTTCAGCGGCAAGCTCACGACCGATGGCGCGGTACTTTGCCATCTCTCGCATGGCAACGTCCACGGTTTCCTTCACGCGAGGATCAACACGGATGTCCAAGCTGATCTCGTCCAGCACTTTGCGCCCGACCGGAGACTTGGCAAGCTCTTCGGCCACCGCTGCACCAGCCGCCTTGGCTCCCTGCTTGACCTTGCCATGTACCAGCGAGTAGGCGGCAAGACCCATCAGCGCATTGCCGTGGCCCTGCAACCGCTCGTCTTCTGCCTGACTCAGGCCATAGCCGACCGCACCAAGGCCCACCTTGGCAAGCTGTGCCTTACCGCCGGGCACGTTTGACAGGGCGCGAACGCCTTCACTAAGCGCACCACCGATGTCAAACGTTTTGCCGGCGAGCGAAGGCGCTACCCCAGACGGGACATTGCCGATACGGAGATTTAGTTCATTGCTCTTGTCTGCCTTGTAAATGTCTTCGCTGCGTAGAACACTGGTGCGATTGCTGTCGCTTTCGCGGCCTTGCACCGCGTTAACCGAACGCTCGGCCAACTTGTCCCCGCGCTCGGCCATTAGCTCCATCGCTGCTTCGGCCTCATAGCGGTTGACAAATTCGCCGTTGGTCAGCGTGTAGCCGTCTTCCAGTGCGCCCTTGTACCCTGCCCGTTGCGCGTAATAACTTGCGCCCCTGTGGTTTGGGCCAGTGTAAATGCGTCCCGGTTTCCCCCCGCGACCGGCTGTGCGGACGGCAGCGAGTTCATTGGGGTCAAGGTTTAGCGCGAGCGTTTGGGCGTCGGGGCGGTTGAAGATGCGTCGAGCGGCGATTTGCTTTTCAGCGGTGACGGCAACGCCTCCGTAGAAGCGTTCAGCATCACTACGAGCCCGTGCCCATGCACCTCTCTCCACTCCTGCGCCGTCAGCAAGCGCAGCGTACCCTCGTTCTCCAACTTCTGCGGCATTGACACGAGTTGCTCCTGATGTTTCGGTGAGAAATCCAGCAGACTGAAGGACCGCCTTAATGCGGTCTATTTCAGCCTGCGCTTGTGGTACTCCGATGCCTTCGTCGAGGGCAAGGATGGTACGGCTGGCGTCATCCGTGAGCATCGCACCGTTCCACCCAGCGCGACCTTCACGCACCAAATCTAATACGAGGTTTGACGGGATGGGCGTTCCATCCGCGTCACGAACAATAAATGAAAGTGCAAGACGTGTGCCGTTGTCGTCTGGCTCCATAAAAAACATGGCTTTTTGCTTGGCAATGCGGCTGTACGCTGCCACTACCGCCAACGCTTTCTTTCGGTCCACGTCCTTGCCAAACTGCAACAACACAGACGGCTGCACATCAGCGTTTACTTTTTCGCCAAACCACAGGCCGAACGACGGCTTTGCTACTACGTCGGTTCCCATACGCAGCCCTGCCGCCTTGACCAAAGGCTCAACTGTGCCATTGACTGCGCCTAGTTGTAGCTCCAGCGCGTCTTCGCCCAAGTCTTCAACCCCAGCGAAACGCTTGTCTTTCATAGACGCCAACTCGACGTTGGCCGTTAGACCAAACTCTTCCGCTTGCTTTGCGCCCTTGCGAAGAGAGTTGACCAACGTACCAACCCCTTCGCTGGCTTTGGTCGCCGCCTGTCGCAGCTTGCCGCCCTTGCTGCCGCCAACCACTCCAGCTACCAGCGCAGCGTTACGCAGTCGCTCTTCTGCCGTTTCACCTTCTGTCCCGCCAACACCAGCGCCCAGCGCCATCCCGCTCATATTGCCAAGCACCTCATCCTGCCGCTTCAACAACCGCTCAACCTCTGCGTCATCTCCCGCCTCCAACGCACGGACGATGCGGTTGCTAAACTCCACCCGATCTATCCGTCCCTGCGTTGGCTTCTTGGGAATGGTTGGCAATACAGGGACAACAGTAGCCTTGCTAAAGTCGTCAACGCCACTCATCTGCTCCGATGCCTGCAACTTCTTGATCGCAGCCTTCGCCCCTTCAAGGTCCCCTTCTTGCGCCAACCGCCGAACTTCTGCGTAGTCCAACGCCCGTGATCCTTTACTGACCGCACCGCCAATGCCAGTAAACAAAGCGTTGGGCACAAAGTCAGACAGCAGCTCAAAGCCTACCCGCCCAGCCTTACTGTCAGCAAACGGCTCTGCTATTGCACCAAGAGCGCGAGCGCCAGAAGCCAAGACTCCTTCCTTGCCTTCTGCTTGCCGTCCCAACTCGCGGAGCCCAGACGCCGTGTTCTCAGGCGATAGGCCGTATGCCACGTTGAGTGGCGCAGTAATAGCCGCACCAGAGGCAAGCTGCCCCGCACGGTTGATCCGACCAGCCGCCGTCAGCCCAGCCTTGCCAATGGGGTTTGCCGCCGCCGCAAGCGCCCGTTGCAGCGCCGTCCCCACCTCTGCCGTGCGGGAAAGCCCAGCGGCAATCTTTGCTGGCGATGTAAACGCTTGGTACGTCCCGTACAAACTACCAGCAACTCGCCCAGCCGTGCCAAACGCCGTCTCTGGTTCGCCAACCACATCTTCTTGAATAAATCTCCGCGCTCGCCGTACTGCATCTTCGGCTGGCGTCCCCGGCAACACCACATCGGCAATGGACCCAGCACCTTGAGCAAGACTGCCAAGCGCATCAGCGTACCCGCCAGCTCCCTGCACCCCAAACTCCCCCAGCCTATCCGCCATATACGAAGCAGCTTTTGCCCTGTCAACTTGCGCCTGCTGCTTTGGAGTAAGGCGCTTTGCCCCAAACGGGTCTGCCCCCTTATCAAGCAGTTGGCGGGCAAACACTTTCTCAATGCTGGTCGGCGCTTTTGCCTGCGTGACAAATGGCGACTTCATCCCCGTGGAGATACCCGGCGCAGCAGGAAGCTCTGCTCCAGCATCAGCAAACTGCTGGAACGACGGAGCGCCAATCTTCAGCGGAGAGAGCGTCTTTGCTGGGAGCCCCACACGGGGTGGTGGGGCAAGGTCGGCAAACGGGTCGTTCTTCTTTTGGTTAGGAGGTGCCAAGTCTGCGAACGGATCGTTCCGCGCCATGCTACTTCCCTCCGCTTCTGAGCGCCCGAATCTCGTTTGCCAGCCGGTTGTTGATCTTGCTTACCGCAGCACTAATCTCTTCTTTTGGCGCACCAGACTTCATCCACTGCTGAACCATCGCGCTTGCTTGCTTTGCCAGTGCGTCTTCTTGCGTGTTAAACGGCGTTCGTGTCGGTTGCTTTGCCGGTGCAGCAGGGGCAGCAGGAGGTCCATACGCCTCGCCATACCCCGTGGTATCACGGCTGACCAGCGAATTTTCATACGTCGGGACAACGCGAGCCGTCTTGCCCTGTGCCGCCTCAAGCCGCTTCTCGGCAGCATCAACCTTCTTCTGCCATGCCGCTTCAGCCGCAGCAATCTGCTCTTCCGTTTGCCCGCTCATCTCCAATTTATAAGGGTCTGGGCGATTGCGGTCTAACGCCGCAAGCTGCGTCTCTGCCATCTTCTCTTCTGCGCGAGACGCCGCGACAATCTTGCCAGCGCCAGCAATGACGCTGCTAATGCCTGCTGATTTTGCCTTATCGCTCTGATCTCTTGGCGTAAACCCTGCGGGGAACTTTACAAATTGTGTTTTCCCGGTCTCCGGGTTAATCAGGCTAACCCCCGTCTCCCCAACCGTACTAATAGGGGTGCGGAACTCAGGCTTAAACCTTGCCTTCAGTTGGGCATCTTCCATAGCCGCTTGTAGGGCAAGCTGCCGTGGCGTTGAGTACAAGGCAAACTCCTGCCCGTCTACCGTTTCTGTGCTGACAGGTCGGCGAGGCGTAGCCCCCGGCATATCTCTGCCGGTTGGCAAATACCCGCCTGCAAGCAAAGACTGACGCTGGCTTCGGAGGCGGTCTTTCTTCGCCTGTTCGCGGTCTTCCTTCTCCGTTGCCCGATCTTCCTTCGTCATCGCATCCATACGGCCCTGCCGTTCCAGCGCATCCGCTATCCGCTTCTTCTCGTCTTCAGCAGCCCGCTGCTGGGCTAAACCTTCTAGCCCACCAACGGCACCACTCAGCACATAGTCTAAGAATCCTCTTCGCGCCATCTATCCTCCTTACTTTTTGGTTGGAGGCCGATACCCAAGACGACGCAGTTCGGCTGGGCTCATCCCTGCTTGCGTAACCAACATATCCCAATCTTCCGCATCAATAATACCGTTTGCGATGTCTCTTGCGAGATTCTGCAAATACGTTGCCTGCTCAATCTTCAACTGCCCAGTCCGCACCAACTCAGTCGCCTTGTTGTTACGGATGTTTTCATCAGAGTTCTGCTGCTGGATATCACGGATAGCCTGATCGTAGGCCGACTTGTTATCAATCTCGACACCACGCAACCTGAAGTCTTCCTTGATCTGCGCGACCTTCAGTTGCAACTCGTTCAGGCTAAGGCCAGAGGTGATGGCAAGACGATTCTGCTCCATCGTCATGTTCGCCTGTGCAATCTCTTCTCGCGAAGCAATCTCCGCATACCCTTGCTGCAACGACCCACGCTGGTATTCAGCCGTGGCCTGATCCCGTGCTTGCTGCAAGTCCATCGAACGGCCTTCCAGTGCCGCCTTCTGCTGCAATTCAGCGGCTCGATAGGAGATGTCCGCTTCGATCTGACGGGCCTTCTGGTTCGTCTCAAACTCCGCCAAGTCTTGCGAGCCAGCAAGCCCAGCCAAGTCAGACATCGTAGACAAGTACAACTCACGGTTCTTGGCTTCAGCGTCAGCTTGCTGCTGCATAATCTCTGCCTCAAACGTCGCAATCGCACGGGCCTGCTGTCCAGCCAAGTCGCCATACCGCCCACCACCAATCGTAGACGCGCTCAACCCGCGAGCCGCAAGCTCCTCTTCCAGCTTGGACCGTTCTGCGCCGTACTGGGCCGCAAGATCGTCTGACTTAGCTTTCCGTGCCGCTTCATAGGCTTGTTTTTGAATCTCGGCTGGACCCCCTGCCAACAGGCCAAGCTGCTCTTCCAGCGAATTCCGAAGTTTCTTTGCCTGTTCGCTGCCCAGATACTTCTCATACGCTGGCAACGCAGCACGGAGAGCCTCAAGATCGGGCATCCCAGACAACGCAGCCGGGGCGGTATACCCACTCCCCACAACAGGGATGGCGGTCTTTTTAATGTTTACGGGGTTTGTTGCGGCGAGCGTAAAGACAGGCGGTGTAAACTGCGATACGCCAGCGGTGCCCATTGGAGTGAATGGGACAACAGGGCGCGTTGATACCGGCGGTACTGATACCGGCGGTGTTGATACCGGCGGTGATGATACGGGTGGTGTTGATACCGGCGGTGATGATACGGGTGGTGTTGATCCGGGCGGTACTGATACGGATGGTGTTGATACTGGCAGTGTGCCACCGCCACCACCTCCACCTCCACCACCGGGACCATCACCGACACCACCGTTACCGTCACCGTCTCCGACAGGACCCGTGGTGACAGGGATTGTTGAGAATGTTTCTCCTGTGCTACCACCGCCGCCACTGGTGCCGCCACCAAGGTTACGACGCCCCTCATCGCCACTACCGCCGCCATCCCCGCCGCTGTCAATAAACTCATCGTTAAAGCCAGAGGCGGGGCTACCAGCCCCAGCAAGCTGTTGCTGAAGGTCTCCCAGCATATCATACGAAAACGCAGAAGGCGCTCCGCCAAAATCCATGCTGGGGACGCCAAGCTGTGCGGCAAGATTCTCTTGCAGCGTTGGGCCGGTAGTCTGCGGGGCCGGTCGCGCAACGCCAGCTTTCTGCAAGTCGGCAAAGGTTCCAGTAACCCCCGCTGGAGCCGTTGTTTTGGGGGGAGCTGTTTTGCCCCCGCTAAGAGCAGCCGCCGCACTCTTGTTGTTGAACAACTGCTCGTTGACCGTAGGCAGCGATCCAAACGTTGTGTCAAATGTTGCCATTAGGCTACCGCTCCACCCGTAAACATGGCACGATACTTCTCACGGTTTGCCAACGTCGCCGCAGCCATACGCTTCCGCTCTTCTTCCTGCGCCTCTTCTATTGTCACGCGACGGCCAGTAAAGTCGCCCTCTGCTTTGCGCTGGGCTAATCCCGCATTGAACTGACGAGCGTCTTCTGCCCGTTGGAGTTCTGCTTGTTCGTCAGCCCGTGCCCCAGCACGTTCGCCCATGACGCCTCTGCCAATGCCAGAAAGGATAGTCTTGTTCTGCTCAATAAGCCCTTCCTTGCCAAACAGATTGCCAAGGCTGTCAAGACTGGACGATCTGTTCTTCATGTCATACGCACTTGTCAACCCGTCTGGCATACTTGGCAGTTTGCCTGCTGCCATGCCGGGGATACCACCGCCCGTAAACATCCCTCCCAACTTGCTGCCAGCACTCTGCAACGCGCCAATTTTAGGGACGCCAGACCCAATCTTGCCAAGAGAGTTACCCAGCTTGCCAGCCGCATAGCCGCTCAGTCCGCCCTTGGCCGCGCCCATGACATCAAGGCCGATCCCGCTCTTGCCGGGACGATCCAGCCCACCAAAGGCTGCGCCAACGGCTGCGCCAAGGGCAGGCGTTCCAAACAGCCCAGCAAGGGTCGTCGCCGCTGGTATGATGACCTTCTTGTTTCGGTCGTAAAAGCCCGCGATCCCACCACGCTTCCGTGCCATGTCTAGTTCCCCCTTGTGCGTTGAGCCTGTTGAGTCCGCGCTACGGCGGCGTTGTCTACCAGATTCGGGTACGGTCGTCCTGCCGCCTTCGCTCGGGCCTTGGCTTGCGCCTTCTGACTGTTCGTCAGTGTGGTGGGCTTGTCCCCTTTCGGGGCAGGCTTCTTCCAAAACGCCACCTTCCGTTTCGATCCCATCATAGCACCCGACTCCATGACCCGCCGGTGAAAATGTACATGAACAACGTGTCCGTCCCGACGTACACACTCCCTTCGGTGGCCGTCGCTGGTCGAAGCGCCAGCGTCCCCGACTGAATATGGATCGACGTATCGGCGTCATGCGCGTTAAAGGCGGCACCCGCGATGTTGTCGTTGGTCCGTACCGTGTTGGCATCGACCGTGCCAGTCCCGTTGAGGACGGGAGAGGCGAAGGTCTTGATCGGGTGGAGGGGAAGGAGGACGGCCATGGGTTACGCCTGTGGCGGGGTGGGCCACGCCGGTGGATTGAACGGGTCAATCACCGTGCCCATGTAATCCCGCAACTGCTGGCGGTAGGTCGCCCACTCCGTTCGCTTTCCGGTCGGCAACGGGACATCAGATAGCTGCGTGTAGTCGCAGGCTTGCAACTCCCCGTCACGGGTCAGCCGCAGACTGTTCACAGCGGATTGCTTGGCCGTTTCTACTTCGTCCACCGGCTTGTCCGTCACCACCCACTGCTGCGTCCACACCCCATCCACCAGCACGGCGTCTGCATCCGTGCGGACTTGCGTGAGCGGGTTGTACGGAGGAGGCGTGACGAGCTTGAGCTTAGAGACGCCGAACGTTGTTGCCTCTGCTGGGGTCAGTTGGCTGGCTCGGACGGTGTTGTTCTCGTCCCACACCGTTGGCTCACCGTGGTCAATGACATGACGGAGGAAGGTCGTTCCGCTGGCTTGGACGTATCTCATGCCTTCTCCTTGAGGGAAGCGGCCTCTCGGCGTTCAATGGCACGAGCAACCCCTTCCGCATACGCGATGGGATCGTCGATCTGTGCCAGCAGCGCCGCCATGGTTCTTTCCACCTGCGCCATCGTGCCGACGGTATCAGCAAGACGCTTCTCGATGTTTGTCCGGTACTCGCACTCGGGCAGGTCTTTGAGGATGTACTCAAAGTTGATGCGGTCAAAGTCGTAGTGAAAATACTCCACCTCGCGCCCGTATACCGCGTCCGCGAGGGTGTCGTATTTGTATGAGGAGGGAAGCTGTGAGTAGATCATGTTATGTCTCTTGGTTAAACTGGAGAAAAAGCTACACCACGCCCATTGCCAGTAGGGATTGTTGCAGGATTAGTATACTTCGCTCCAAATCCTGCACTACTCCACGAATATACAGTGATTTTAGGGCTAGCAGCGTGAGCGACAGCTAGCTCTGTCCCGGGTTGGGAGAAGGCTACGCCCAAACCAGCACCTGTAGGCAGTGTTGTAGGATCAGCAAACTTCGTTCCAAATCCTGCATTACTCCACGGATAGGCACTGACATAATTTGCAAGGTCGTGAGAGAGAGCTATCTCTGGCCCGTTTGAGGAAAACGCTATGCCAGAGACATATTGGCCGGGGGGCAGTGTTGCAGGATTAGCAAACTTCGTTCCAAACCCTGAACTACTCCACGGGTAGGCACTGACATAAGGGGAATTGTAGTGACCAACAGCCACCTCTGTTCCTGCTGGAGAAAAGGCTACGCTTACGCCCGTACTGGCAGGCAGTGTTGCAGGGTCAGAAAACTTCGTTCCAAACCCTGAACTACTCCACGGGTAGGCACTGACGCGGGGGCTGCTGGTGTGAGCAACAGCTATCTCTGTTCCTGCTGGCGAAAACGCTACACCATTACCTGCGGCAGTAGGGGGTGTTGCAGGATCAGAAAACTTCGTTCCAAATCCTGAACTACTCCACGGATATGCATTGATATAAGCGGCAGCGGTGTGAGCAACAGCTATCTCTGTTCCTCCCGGCGAAAACGCTACGGAAAGGCTATCAGTAGGCAGTGATGCAGGATTGGTATATTTTGCTCCAAATCCTGCACTGCCCCATCGGTATACACTGATGCTTGGGCTAGTGGTGTGAGCAACAGCCAGTGCTGTTCCGTTTGGGGAAAACGCTACACCATAGCCAGCACCAGTAGGCAGTGTTGCAGGATCGGCAACCTTCGTTCCAAACCCTTGACTACTCCATGGATATGCATTGATATATGGGCTTCCGTCGTGAGCAACAGCCACAGAGCGAGATTCTCTTGATGGAGTGGCAAGCCAACAGAGCCACTTCGTAGCCGCTATTTTTAACGCCGTCAGCATATTGCCAGCAGGGACGTTTTGAGTACCTGTTGTGAGCAGGGTGCTTCGCAGCGTATCGGTCGTGATTGCAACGGTTAACGGCATCGCCCCAGTTTCGTTCACAAACACCAGCACGGTGCCAATCGTGTAGGCGACGCTGGAGTTAGCGGGGATCGTGAATACCCGTGCCGCCGTATCCGACGCTGGGTGGAATATCTGATAGCCCGCGTCAGCAAGGACGAGGGTGTAGTTTGCGGATTTAATGGACTGCGGATAGTTGACAACAGAAGAAGCAGCTATCACGGGCAGTCCACTTGCTTTGGTATAGCTGCTGCAATACACCGTCGTCCCATCACTTTCGTACACCGCTCGGTCACCTACTGCGGTGGTGATGTTCGCCGCACCCGGCAAGTTGTTCGTTGTGGCGTTGTGGGTGAGGGTCAGGATGCCATCAAAGATGACCGTGCGGGGGCCACGGGTCAGCGTGACCGCCGTGATCGTGGTCGTGCCCGTGATGTGGACACGGTTACCCGTGGCGGTGTTCAAGTTAATGGTCGCGGCGGAAGCGATGGCTGTGCCGGTAGCCCATTCTTGCGCGGCGGTAAACGTGTTGGCTCCAAGAACGGCATTGCCGCCAGTTGTTAAACTGGATGCTGTTCCCGTTAGGCCCGTTCCTGCTCCTGTGAAGGAGCCTGCGGTGGCCGTCCCTGTCACGCCAAGAGACGTAAGTGTTCCTACGCTGGTTAGCGAGGACGCAAGTACGTTTGAGGCCAGCGTAGCACCAGTCAACGTTCCAGCCGCTGCCGGACCCGAAGCTGGCGCAGTCCATGTAAGTGTTCCGCTGCCGTCGTTTGTTAATATTGTAGACGCTGCGCCTTGTGACGCGGGGAACGTATACGCCACGCTCCGCACACTGACCGCGCCAGCAGACGTTGCCAGCGATGTCGTGCCACTCGTCGTCAGTGCCGTCAATGTGCCAACGCTGGTCAACGATGACGCTGTGACGCCGCTTGCCAGCGTAGCGCCAGTCAACGTGCTGGCATCAGCCGTGACCGTGATTGCCGCCGTGCCGTCAAAATTGGTACCGTTGATGGCCCGAGCTGTCTGCAACGCGGTTGCCGTAGCCGCATTGCCCGTCGTGCTGCCGCTTGATCCCGTAACGTTGCCCGTAACATTACCCGTAACGTTGCCCGTCAACGCCCCAGACACACCACCCGTTGCGGTGATAAGCCCCGTGACGGTAAGCGCACCAGCAACAGTACCGCCAGTAGACGGGACATAGGCAATCTCCTCCCACGCTGCCCCTGTATCAAACCACAGCTTGACACTTCCCGTGTCCGTGGTCATCCACTTCCGCCCAGCCGTCCCCGCCGCAGGACGAGCGGCTAACAGCGACGACTGCACATGGATGCCACTGTCGATGTCGTGATCGACGTAGGCACTTCTGGTGGTGTTGTCGTTGCTGAGGACGACGGTTGCGTTGAGTAGGTCGCCATTGACCGGACTGGTAAAGGCGGCAACGCCATGCTGACCGATTGTTTGCGCCACTAGCGCCTCCCAAGGGCAAAAGTTTCTATTTGAAAACGACCAAAGACAGGAATCGTTTGGCCTGCGTCGATGATAGAGACGTCGATGTAGTACCCCGTGCCGCTCAACTGCACACGGTAGTTGCTGCTATTGGCGCTCCCCCACAGCCCGTATCCCCACACGCCATTCCCCCATCTGCTAGACACAAAGGTCGTCGGGAGCGTAAACGTGTCCGTGGTGGAGTCTGTCACCCACTTAATAATGGTTGACGAAGAACTGTCGAGCGACGCCGTGAGGTAGCCAAAGCGAAGTGACTTTGCCAGCGCATCATCCCCGCAATACATCCGGTGCATCTGCACGGTCATGGTGTAGGGAGTGCCACCCGTGCCATCAGACAGTTGGTTATCAACCACCACCCCCGTCTCATCGCAGGTTGTGACATACCCATCCTCATCACCCCGAAGCAGGGCAGGCAACCCATCAGAATCAATGCTGTCAAACAGGGTGGTCGTGGCAGGGTCCAAGAAGCCCGACTCCCACGGCCCAGACCATGCCCGAAGAACCGTGTGATAGACGTACACGCCATACACGGGCACGTTGATCCACAACTCACGGGTTGCCCGGTTAAACGTTGCACTGATGTTTGCGACTTGCGCCGAGGTCAGATTCCGAATGACCGGCAAGAGGGGGTCAGGCGTTTCTACCGTACCGACCGCCGACACTTCTGATTCGTTGCAGGAGTACAGCCCACGCTCAGACACGAAGAACCCCAGATTGCCAATGCTGACAATGGACCGTGGAGCAATGGTGCCAACGTCTGCGGTCAAACCCTGTGGGGCAACGGTGATGTCATCCTGCCCGTAGCCTGTCAAACGGGAGATACCGCGACGGTGGAAGATCAACAGCGAGGTGTTGACCGACGCCACACCAACGACCGTTTCATCGGAGAAGGTGCGGACGATAATCTGCCCACCACCCGCTGCGCCATTGGCAAACGTGTCGCCGTTGTTCAGCGCCGAATAGAAAATCGAGTCGGGGAACGCCGCGTTCCCGCATCCCCACAGCCGCTGGTTGTGGACCGCAAGGTTGGTGACATCAAGGGTGCCGACAATGTTGGTCGTCAGCGTGGTGCCGTTCCACACGTTGAGGAGGCCACCGTCCGCGATGTAGACCACATCTCCCGTGGCATCACGGAACTGCACAAACGACGGCGTGACCGTGGTCGAGAGGGCACCCGCACGGGCAGTCCATGTCCACGGGTAGGTAGACAAATAGGTGGACGTATGCAGCAGCCCGTTGCAGACAATCATCAACTCTTGCGTCCCACCATCTTTCCGCCATGTGTATCCATTGAGGACACTGGCAGCGGCAATAGGAGAGGCGGTAGTCCGCTTGGTCCCACCCCGCTTGGTGACGGCCCCATAGTCGGTCAGCCGCGCATTGTCTGCCCTCCGCATCTGGTTGGGCAGCACACTCGCGTCATCCGACACACTATTCAGCCCCCCATCAAACTTGGGCTGCTGGTCAACAACCTTTTCACGGCCCGCCATCAGCCGCCACTCCAGTCATACTTCTGGTCGGGGTAGGCCATCAACGTCGGATTGATTGTCATGCGGCGGATATCGTCCAACAAGCTCTTGCGGTCATCGTCGGCCATGGCTTTGAGGTTGGCCGCTGCCGCCGCTTCCGTCCCACCCTTAAGGAGGAGGAGCGCTGCCGCCTGCCACACCAGTACGAGATGCGCGTTGGCTGGGTAGTCGATGATACTCGCATCACCCACCAGATCAGCAATTGCCGTGGGCTTGTAGTTCACGCCAACATACAGCCCCAAACTTGAGGACACGGGCAACACCTGTACCGACTGCCCCGCGATGTAATACAGCTTGGGGTAGGTCGGGAGATAGTTGCTCGTCGTTGCCAGCGGCACATCTTGATACCGTGTCTGTCCGTACAGGACGTTGCCGTCACTGACCGACATGATGCGGTAAAAGTTCTGTTGCGTATCGCCAGACCCACTGTTCAACGTGGTAAACGCAAACTGGCCGTTGACATCCGTGGTGACCTGACGGATCGCAAACCGATAGTACGGCGCAGCGTTCAGGATGTTTGACCACTCGCTGTCAAAGACGTTGTTCAGGACCAGCTTGATCGTGGCGTCTGACCAGCGTGTCGAGCCAACCGCATCCATGTACTCGCGGGTATCGGTAACCAACTGCCCAAGGGTGACGGTTGCCATTGTTCTCCTTAGCTGACTTTACGAGGGCGTCCACGGCCACGCCGCATGGTAGACGGATCGGCGCTGTCTAGCACTTCTCCAATGGCACTGTCCATCGCCGCAGACATCATCCCCGTGTTGTAGTTCTCCACGGAGTCGGTCAACCGCTGGATGTCTTCACGCGGGAAGGTGCGGATCATCTTGCTTAAATATGACGGGGCTTCGTCGGGGCTACATCCGAGCGGCAGATAGCCAATGATGTCATAGGCCATTCGTGCGTCGTAGCTCTCGCGCTGCACCCACTCCCATCGGCGGTCGTCGGGTTGCCACTCCATGCACACAGACCATGTAGGCACCCCTGTGTCCATCAGCCGCAACTTCAGTCCGCTATGCACCTCCCGAAGCCGCCGCTGAATCTCAGGCGACGGCTCGGGGATGCCCGCAGGATTCACCAGAATCACGGGCGCGGTCATGTTACTCCTGCACCAGCAGTTCAACAGTGACCGTCACATCGTCGGGCTGCACCGACACAGCACCCACAGTCACCATCGCCACACGAAGGCTGCTCGCCGTGGTCAGCGTCCGCTGGGCATCCGTGGTCGTGGTCAGGAACACAAACTGCAACGGCGTCTCTGCCGTCTGCGCGTTGATGTTCAGGCCATCCGTCAGGGCCACCGCCGTTGCGCCCGTCATCTCAAACAACGTGACGACACACGACGTAGCGGCGGTCGGGTACGTCCCAGCACACAGGGTCGCCCGATTGACATACGCCTTGGCAGGGAACCCGCCAATGTTGTGGTTGTCCGTGCCCGCCGCCAGTGTGCCCGTGTTCAAGCGGCCACTGTTCAGCGGGATAGGCAGCGTCCCAAGGCGACCCGGCTTTGGAGCAAAAAAGTTATACGCCATCTGAAGTCTCCAAGTTGATCCCAATGGGGGGCAGCAGCCGAAGTGCTACCACCCCCCACCGCGACTTTAGATGTGGCTGTAACGAGCCGTGTCCGTGTACCCCGTGATCGAGCCATGCGCATTACGCGCCAGACACGCGAGGTTACCGTACCAGCCATACGTCGTTTCGAACGCATCGCGGCCCGACAACCAACGCCACGGACCCGCGCCCTCAAACTCCACGAAGCCCCAATCCTTCGCATCCACCCACGACAGGGACGGGATGTGCAGGAGGTAGATCGTGCCAGCGGGGACGTAGTAGTCCGTCACGCACGGGATACCACAGATTTCAATGGCCTTGTAGCCACCCTTGATCGTGG